TAAAAGATATCGTGAAATGGCACTACATCCAGAGTGTGATGGTGCGATTGAAGATGTTGTAAATGAAGCAATTGTTAGTGATCTTTATGATTCTCCAGTTGAAATTGAACTTTCTAATTTGAATGTTGGCGAACCATTAAAGAAAAAAATAAGAGAGGAATTTAGACATTTAAAAGAAATCATGGACTTTGATAGAAAGTCTCATGAAATTTTTAGAAATTGGTATATTGATGGTAGAATTTATTATTTAAAAGTCATCGATCTCAAAAATCCTCAAGCAGGAATTCAAGATTTGAGATACATTGATCCAATGAAAATGCGATATATTCGTCAGGAAAAGAAAAATAAAGATCCATATGTAAGAGTAAATTCTAGAAATACGGAAAATTCTTCACCACAAAATATAGAATTTGAAGAATATTTTCTCTATACACCAACTCCAAATTATCCAACTGGTATGATTTCGGGAGCAGGTGGTGGAAAATCGGTTAAAATTGCAAAAGATTCCATTGTTTATTGCACTTCTGGTCTTGTAGATAGAAATAAAAATACTGTTCTTTCATATCTTCATAAAGCAATTAAAGCACTTAATCAACTTCGGATGATTGAGGATAGTCTTGTAATTTATAGATTATCAAGAGCTCCCGAAAGAAGAATTTTCTATATTGATGTCGGCAATCTTCCTAAGGTGAAAGCTGAACAATATCTCAAAGAGGTAATGAATCGTTATCGTAATAAACTTGTTTATGATGCAAACACTGGTGAAGTTCGTGATGATCGCAAATTCATGAGCATGATGGAGGATTTCTGGCTTCCAAGAAGAGAAGGTGGTCGCGGAACAGAAATCACTACACTACCTGGTGGACAAAATCTTGGCGAACTTGCAGATATTGAGTATTTTCAGAAGAAATTATATAGAGCACTTGGAGTTCCAGAATCTAGAATCGCTGGTAGTGGAGATGGTTTTAATCTTGGAAGATCTTCTGAAATTTTAAGAGATGAACTAAAATTTGCAAAATTTGTTGGGCGGTTAAGAAAACGATTTGCTCAAATGTTTAATGATATGTTGAGAACGCAATTGATTCTCAAAAACATTGTCACCCCAGAAGATTGGGAAGTTATGTCAGATCATATTCAATATGATTTCTTGTATGATAATCAATTTGCAGAATTAAAAGAGTCTGAACTTCTTAACGGTCGTTTAGGAACATTGGCAACTATTGAACCATACATTGGTAAATATTTTTCAACAGAATATGTAAGAAAAAAAATTCTTCGTCAAACTGATGTAGAGATTATTGAAATTGATGAGCAAATTGAAGATGAAATTAAAAAAGGTATCCTTCCAGATCCATCTCAAATAGATCCAATTACAGGAGCACCATTACCACAACCAGGGGAAGGAAATGGTATGGCTGAAATGGGTCAAGATGCAATGGGAATGGGTGAAGTACCTACCGAATCCGGATTAGATTCGCAAGCAGCAATAACAGACGCTCAGGCACAAAAAGATACTAAAAAGGCAGAGATATAAATAAAGAATAGAAATATATTTTAATTTTATGGAAGATCTTATCGACTTGATTGCGACAGATGCTTCAGCATCTGATATTCGTGACAAAATTCATGATGTTCTTTACTCAAAAGCATCAGAAAGAATTGAACTTGCTAAACCATTTATTGCATCATCAATGTTTGGTGAAAGCGAGGTAGAAGAAACAGAGGATCAAGAATAATGGCCAATAGAATTAAAATTCTTGGTACGGAAGCAGCACTTCCAACAACAACTGGAACTGCAACTAGTTTTAGTTCAGCAACAGTTGTTCGTTTAGTGAATACTGCAACATCAGCAGATCATTTAGTTACTGTTGTAGAAACTCAAAGTGGAACTGTTGTTGGTTCCTTTACATTATTGAGATCTGAATCTGAACTGCTAGAAAAATTACCATCACAATGTGTTTATGCCGCAAATACTGCGGTTCTAGGAGCAAAAGTAGGATTTACAAACTAAAAAAAAAAAAAAAAAATGAAACTCATCACCGAAGAAATACAAAAAGTAGAATTTATTGTCGAAGGTAAGGGTGCCGCAAAGCAGTGCTACATAAAAGGCATTTTCTTACAAGCTGAGCAGGTTAATCGTAATGGAAGAATGTATCCTCTTTCTATTATGGAAAGAGAAGTAACTCGGTATAGTGAAAATTTTATTGCAAAGGGTCGTGCTCTTGGTGAACTTGGGCACCCAGATGGACCTACTGTAAATCTTGACAGAGTTTCTCATAAAATTTGTGAACTTCATAGAGATGGAAACAACTTTATAGGTAAAGCAAAGCTTCTTGAAACTCCTATGGGAAAAATTGCCAAGTCTTTAATTAATGAAGGAGTCTGTCTAGGTGTTTCCTCTCGTGGTGTTGGATCTCTTAAAATGACCAATGAAGGTCATAAGATTGTTGGTGAAGATTTTATGCTTGCAACTGCTGCTGATATTGTAGCAGATCCTTCCGCACCTGATGCATTTGTTCAGGGAATTATGGAAGGTAAAGAGTGGGTTTGGGAAGGTGGTATTCTTCGTGAAAAACTTGCCGAGCAAACTCAGAGAAGAATTAATACTCTTGTTGATCAAAAAATACTTGAAGAGTATAAGTTGAATTTATTCAACAATTTTCTTTCAAATCTTTAATTTATAAATAAATATAGATTATAACAGAATCTAAAAAAAATGTCCGTTGGTAGCAATTTACAAGAAATGGAAAACGTAGTAACCAAAGGGGCTGCACCTGCTGAGCCAATGTCTTCGGCTGGTATTCCAGTTGAAGATCTCGGCGGTCCTACTCCCGAAAATTATCGTTCAGATGACGATTCAGCAAAACTCAATACTCCCGGCGCAACTCTTGCTCAAGTCAAAGATGTTGTCAATGCGAAAGCAATGAAAGCAGAAGAGACTGAGGTAGAAGAGGAAGTCATCGAAGAGGAGACTGAAGAGGAAGAGGATCTTGAAATTGGTGAGGAAGGTGATGAAGATGAAGTAGAAGAGGAAGAGGAAGAAGTCGTAGAAGAAGATTTTAACATCGAAGAAGATGTAAATGCTCTTCTAGAAGGTGAAGAACTCTCCGAAGAATTTCAAGAGAAAGCACGCACAATCTTTGAGGCAGCAATTAAATCAAGAGTTGCTGAAATTAAAGAATCTCTTCAAGAATCATATGCTGCTGCTCTTGTAGAAGAGCTTGATGCAATTAAGAATCAACTCACAGAAAGAGTTGATTCTTATCTTGAATATGTTGCTGACGAGTGGTTCCAAGAAAATGCACTCGCAGTAGAGCACGGTCTTAAGACCGAAATGACCGAATCATTCCTTGTTGGAATGAAGAGTCTTTTTGAAGATCATTATGTTTCAATCCCTGAAGATAGATATGATGTAATCGAGAGCATGGTAGATAAACTTGATGAAATGGAAGAAAAACTCAACGAGCAAATCGAAAGAAATGTTGCTCTAAATAGAAGATTAGCCGAGTCGGTTGCTGATGTAATCTTTGCAGATGTCGCTGAAGGTCTTGCACTTTCTCAGAAGGACAAACTCGCTTCTCTTGCTGAAAATGTTGAGTTTGAAAGTGAAGCAGACTATCGTGAGAAACTGGTAACTCTGAGGGAATCGTATTTCCGATCAAACACTGGTACTCAAAGAAGCACAACTGAAAATCTTTCAGAAGAAGTAATGACATCTGAGAAACAGTCTCTTAATGAGTCTATTTCTCCAATGATGGCTGCTTATCTGGAGACTCTTGCAAGAGCTTCTAAAAAGTGATTTCTAGATCATAATCAAACAACAACACTTTTAAAAAGAGGTAAAGTCAAATGCAAATGTTCAATGCCGAGCATCTGCAGGACAAGTGGGCACCGATCCTCGACTATGATGGTCTTGATCCTATCAAAGATTCACATCGTAGAGCGGTAACCGCAATCCTGCTAGAAAATCAAGAAAGAGAACTTCGTGAAGAGAAAGCATTCCTTTCCGAAGGTCCAACCGTAAACACCAACAGTGGTGCCAATGCAGGTTTCTCTGCTGGTGCTTCTTCACCTGTTGCTGGTTTTGACCCTGTTCTGATCTCTCTGATCAGACGCTCAATGCCTAACCTGGTCGCATATGACCTCGCTGGCGTTCAACCAATGAATGGTCCTACTGGACTTATCTTTGCAATGCGCTCTAGATACACCAATATGAGCGGCACCGAAGCACTGTTCAACGAAGCAGATACTGCATTCTCTGGACAGGACAGTGGATTCAATCTCACCAACGGATTTACCGCAGGTAACGTTGGTATGGGTACAACTCTTCAAAGAGGATCAAATCCTGGCGCTCTAGATGCTACCTATCCTGCAACTGGCGATGCTCAAACCTACAACGTAGGTCAAGGTATGCGTACAGATGACGCAGAAAATCTTGGACAAGGTAGTGGTGACCACTTTAACGAAATGGCATTCTCGATTGAGAAAGTCACCGTTACTGCGAAGTCCAGAGCACTCAAAGCCGAGTACTCACTCGAACTCGCACAAGACCTGAAGGCAATTCACGGTCTGAATGCAGAAGCTGAGCTTGCTAACATCCTCAGCACCGAGATCCTCGCAGAAATCAACCGCGAAGTTATTCGTACCATCTATAATGTTGCTGAGTCTGGTGCTCAGGCAAACGTTGCTACTGCTGGTACTTTCGACCTCGATGTTGACTCCAACGGTCGTTGGTCAGTTGAGAAGTTCAAGGGTCTTATTTTCCAGATCGAGCGCGATGCTAACGCAATCGCACAAAGAACTCGTCGTGGAAAGGGCAACATGATCCTCTGCTCCGCAGACGTTGCTTCCGCCCTGACAATGGCTGGTGTGCTTGATTACACCCCTGCACTCAACGCTAACCTGAACGTTGATGACACTGGTAACACCTTCGCTGGTGTTCTGCAAGGTAAGTATCGTGTTTATATCGATCCTTATTCGGCAAACGTAAATGCTAACCAGTATTATGTTGTTGGATATAAGGGTTCTTCCCCTTATGATGCTGGTCTCTTCTACTGCCCATATGTACCTCTCCAAATGGTACGTGCCGTTGGTCAGGACACTTTCCAACCCAAGATTGGATTCAAGACTCGTTATGGAATCGTTGCTAACCCATTCTCACAGGGTACATCAGCGATTTCTGGTGCTGGTCTTGATCGTAACGCTAACCGTTACTACAGAAGAGTTAAAGTAACCAATTTAATGTGAAAATATTTCACTTTAATTTTTAGGAGGGGAGAAATCCCCTCCTTTTTTTATCTAAATAAAAATAAAACTAGTAGTAAAAATGAAACCATCTCCAAGGCAATCGCAACAAATTCATAAGAACTACGAAAAAGTTGTTGAGCATCTGATTAAAGAAGGTTATGCCGATGACAAAGAATCCGCTGATAGCATCATCAATGGTATGAGTGAATCGTGGTTTAATCTTATTATCCAAGAATGAAAACTTTTAAAGAATTCATAAATGAAGCACTTCCTTTTGGGGCGGTAGTACAAGCAAGTTCTTATGGACCAGGTTTGTATGGTAATCCAACTGCCTCTGGACAAAGATTAACACCAGAAACTCGCGGTGTTGCACATAAAAAATTACCACTAGGAAGTAAAGTAAAAATTACGGATCCTAGAACTGGTAGATCTGTCGTTGCTCCTGTTGTTGATAGAGGACCATATCATGGAAATCGTGAATATGATTTAACAACTCAAACAACAAAGGATCTTGGATATAAGGATTACAAACAATTTGGTGTGAGAAATCTTGATGTTACTCCTATAAAACCAAAAATTCCAGATCTGGGCATAAAAGTTGATATGAGTATTCCTAAAATAATTCCAACCAAGAAAAAATAATGTCTAATTGCGACTTTCCTGGACAAATTTCAAACAGAAATTTTCTAACAACTGTTGGATTTAAATTTACTTTGGCGAAATACCCCCAAGTAGATTTTTTTGCCAATAGTGCTAGAATACCAGAAATTTCTCTTGCAACTACAATACAACCTTCATATTTAAAAGACATCGATGTGCCAGGTGAAAAATTAACCTATGGAGATTTAACTCTTAGGTTTATTGTTGATGAAAATATGGAAAATTATATTGCAATTTATGAATGGTTAACTGGATTGGGATTTCCAGAAACAACCCAACAGTTTAAAAATTTGACAACTGATGATAATGGTCAGAGAGACATGTTAGAATCTTTTAGTGATGGAACTTTGCGTGTTTTAAATAGTAATTATAAAGAAGTCGCAAAAGTTAAATTTCTTGATTTATTTCCAATTTCATTAAGTTCTCTTGATTTTGATGCCACACCAACAGACATTCAATACTTTACAGCAGAGGCATCTTTCAAGTATACTGTATATACCATAACTGGTTTAACTTAATGAACCTTGATGAAATCCAGGAAATGTGGCAGAGAGATTCTGTCATTGATCCTGATAATTTACATGATGAATCTTTAAAAATTCCTCAACTTCATGCAAAGTATTATACGATCTATAATACAATTACCTTGCTCAGAGAAAAGGCAAGAGAAACATATAATAGAGTAAAACTAGAAAGATACAACTACTACACAGGAAAGGCACCTATAGAGGTTTACGAAGAAGAACCTTTCCCTTACAAAGTTAGAGACAAAGAGGCATTACAGAGGCATATGGATGCTGATGAGAGACTGAATAAAATAGATCTTAAGATTAGGTATTATGATATTATGCTCAAGTTTCTTGAAGAGGTAATTAAAACGGTTTCTAATAGAACTTATCAAATCAAAAATGCTATTGAGTGGCATCGCTTCCAAGCGGGGTTCAATTAGTGAAATAAATATTAATAACTGATATTTTATGAATGTCGCACTTGGTTATATCTAAAAAGAATGAGGTCTATCTTCAAGTAAAAGCAGAACCTCACGTCTATTATGAACTAGCAGATCAGTTCACATTTGACGTACCAGGTGCCAAGTTTATGCCTCAGTTCCGTAACAGACACTGGGATGGAAAGATACGCTTGTTTAATACACAAACTGGTGAAATCTACGTAGGTCTATTAGATAAACTTACTCGATTCTGTGAAAACCACGAGTATACTTATGAGTTCACAAACAATAAATTTTATGGACTTCCTTTTGAAGTAAACGATCATATTTCAAAGGAAGGTG